CGGAACCGACTGCGGTGTCGAAGATCTTCTTGGTCTCCGCGTCTTCGAGGTTCATTTCAAACTTGGCGGCTTCGGGCTTGTGAGCGGCGATGGCAGCGCAGATTTGGTCTTCCGTTTCATCGCCCGAAAGAGCGATGCCAGCGTGTGCAGCGAGGGCGATGATGGCTTTGGTCATTGTGATTTGAGTGGAGATGGACGCGGTGGGCGTTTCGTTTTGGCGCGTGTCAAATAATGCGGCGGGGAGCATGGTGAATTTTGCAGCCCACTCGGCTTTGAAGGCGCGTGCCTGGGTGCCTTTGATGAGTTCATCGGCAAAGCCTGCGTCGATGGCTTCTTCGCCAAAGAACCAGGTGCCCATCTGAGCTTTCATGAGGTCGCGGATCTCGTCCTCGGGCATGCCGGTGCGCTCAGTGTAGAGAGCCACGATCCGGTTTTCGAATTGCTGGATGACCTTGGCAGCGGCGTCCATTTCGTCCGCGTTGCCCACGGCGCCGCCGGTGACGCGGTGGATCATGACGCGGCCATTTTCGGCGATGCGGATTTTCTCTCCGGCGAGCATGATGACGCTGCCCATGGAGGCCGCCATGCCGGTGATGTTCACGGTGATCGATGCGCCGGAATTTTTGAGCGCGTCGTAGATGGTGAAGCCGTCATTGCAGTCGCCCCCTGGGGTGTCGAGATTGAGGGTGATGGACTTGGGGGTGCCTGCTGCTTTCAGCTGGGCGGCGAAGTCTTTGGCCGACACGCCGAAGTAGCCGATCTCATCGGTGATGTCGATGGTGAGGGAGTCGGAGCCAGCATTGCGAATTTGAAACCAGGAGCGCATGAGCTGCGCCGAGTGTCAATCTTCCGGGTCGTCATTGGCACTTAGCTCGTCGGCGATGGCCTCAGCCGATAAACTGCCCACGAGACCACTGGCGGCCTGCGTGACTTTCGGGCCAAGGCCGATGATGATGGCGATGGACTCGGGGATCATGACCTCGGTGATGGGTCTGCCGGTCGCCTGGGCGATGGCGTAGCGCACATTGTCGAGTTTTTCATCGATGGACGCGTGACGCACGGAGACGCCGGACATGGCGCTCCGCTGCTCGATGTAATCTTCCGCCGTGATCAGGTGGCTGTCCCAGCGGTCCATGTCGGCCTTGTGATCGCGACCGAGATCCACGCTGGGATCGGGATCGCAGACGAAGTCGATCTCGTTCCAGTCATCGACGGTGGCGAATTTCTCCAAGGGTCCACCGGGCAGCATGGCGTCTGCAATGACGAACTCCCAGCACCACTGGAGGTGCGGATAAATGAGGCCGCGCATGTTTTCATACGCGCGGCGCACTTTGTCGAGGATGGCACGCGCACTGGCACCGCCGAGACTGCCCATGGAGAAGATCCACTCCGGCGGCAGGCCGAAATTGTAGATAAAGGGCTGCGTGAGCTGCTCCAGGAGCTGGGCGAAATTCACGGCCTCGCCGCTGGTGAAAAACTTGATGTCTTCATTCATGCCCAGGGGAATCATCACGGCCCCGTCGTGGATCTCGACGAAGCGTTTTCCGGTATCGACCGCCGGGACTCCCGACTGGGTGTTCTTCATGACCTGCTTCATGGCATTGGGCACCTCACCGCCGGTGGTGGTGGTGACGCCGAGCAGGGAGGCGCGAATCTTGGCCGAGTGTTTCCGCACGGCTTTGAGGTCGAGGGCATCGAGCAGATCATTGCCACTGGTGAAGATGGCGGGCGTGCCGTGCTGCTGATTGAACCGGAGATTGTCTTTGAGGTGGCTGATGAAATTGGCATCGAGATCCACGAAGCGGGAATCGCGTGAATAGGGATCGCCATCGAGGCAGATGCGGACCTTCGCCAGCTGGCCAAAGTTGTTGTAAAGCAGACCATCGTTCCAGCGGTCTTCTTTGTCGATGGCGCTGGCGGGCGAGCACGCCTGGTCTCGGGTGAAGGTCTGGAACTGCACGCGGCGTTTGGATTTGTCGGCCAGTGACCAGGTGCGGGTCATTTCGTCGCCCTTCACTTTTTGCACGAAGCAGGAACCGTCGCCTAAGATGGCCGACAACCAGCGGGGCTGGAGCTGGTAGAAGGTGCTTTCTTTGCGAAGATCGCAAGCGGTGGAGCTGGCCCACTTGCCGAAGAACGCGGTGGCAGCGGCTTTGAACTCGGGATTTGTGGAGATGGATTTGAGCCCGATGCCTTTGCCGATGGCTTCTTTGGGCAAGGTTTGCACCGCGTATTTCACGACCGGAATTTCGTCCTGGAGGAAGCGTGAGACCTCGACGCGGTTGCGATTTTTCGCCATGCCCTCCAGCCCTTTGTTGCTCCACATGCGCTGCGGAGCGACGCGGACGGTGCCGGTGGTGGGGCCGAGGGCGTTGGTCGGGGAAAAGACCGGAGCTTTTCCGGTCGGTGCGGTGGCCTTTTTGCGGCTCATAGGTATTCAGAGGTTTCGAAAGTTTCGTGTGGCGTGCCCACAAATTTGAAGCCGAAGGGCTTGGCGTATTGGCTGGCGACTTCACCGGCGATGAGTCCTTCGAGGTGCTCGATGGCTCCACGCAAGGCGAGCCGTTTTTCCTCGGGCGTGGCTCCCCTCCACTGGAAGGCTCCATTGGCTCCGTCCTTCGAGGCGGCGGTGCCCTCGGCATCGCCCGCGGCGGTGAGCGCGGTGTATTCTTTCCAGAGGTAGGTCTTCTGGGCCGCGTAGTCGGTGGCGGGATAGAGGTTGCGGGCGAGGAAGAGCCACTCCTGGCGCAGATCTGAAACGGAGACGGGCATGGTCGTGCCCGGGTGTCAATGCTGCGGTGAACTTCCGCTGCAGCAGACAGCCGCAAGGCCGTCTGCTGCTGAGCTATTTGTTCGGCTTACCGGGCCACGCCCACACCCACTTGTCGCGCCCAGGTCTCCCGGATCGCGTGTCGGTGCCGCTGCGTGCCCGTCCTACTCGATCCCAGCCGTCGAAGCGATAGGTGTTGCCGTTGTGCAGGTCGGCATCCTGATAGCTCACCGCGAACTCGTAGCCCATCGCAGGGAACACGAACTCGCGCCAGAGGCGCAGAGCCACGCGGCAGAGGCCGCCACGGGCAGCGCAGAGCCGCGAAAGCTCGATTGTGTTGTCCCTCGTCATCCATTGGCATCCGCCACCGACTACGGGAGCGATGAGGTTGCTGGCAGTCGTGACGGCCACGGCTCGCCCCTCATGCACCAGCGCGTGACAGGTTGCGCCCTGATTGCCGCGATTGATCGGCCCCATTTTGTGCCCCCACTCCACAAGGCAGCGGTTGGCGTCGGCCAGAGATACCGGCTCAAACCCCACAAAGCCGAACAAGACATCACACCCAACGCTGACCGCGTTGGAGTCGGATTTGCAAGCGGGCGTCAGGGGCGCGGTCATCGTGGGTGGATTTGATCGTTCAGAAGTCGATGAACTTGGCTTTTCGGGCGATCTGCGAGGCGAGCAGGGCGTATTTTCCGCAGTCGCCTAGGTGGTCATTCTGCACGCGTTTCCAGAGGTTGGTCTGACGGTCTTTCATCTGGCCCATGAGTCCGGTCTTCAGCTCCATGTCGGCATCGGTGGGGAGGATGATTTTGGGGCCTTTGCCTTTTTGGATGCGGCGACCGTAGAACTCGTCTTTGAGCTGGGTGTCGGAGTAGGTGTAGAGCTTGACGTCTTTGTTTCGTGACGCAGCGCGGGTCTCGTTCCACGTGCCGGTGGCTCGCGGATCTCCTTTGACGGGCCAGAGGAATCCGCCGGAGGCATCGCACACGTCATAGACCTCCTCGGTGTTCCAGCTGCTGTCGGAGTAACCGACCGAGGGATAGATGACGCTGCTGGTGCCTGCGAGGTAGTAGCCGCGAGCTTTGAGGAAATCGGGAGCGATCAGATCCCGCTCCGAGGTCACCGAGCCCCAGTCGATGTAGAGGAGATCGCCATTCGGCATGACGGCGATGACGGCCCAGTGCGTGGCTTTTTCGCCGGGGTCAGCGGTGAGCACGGTGAACGCAGGCTGCGAGGGAATGACTCGCCGTGCATGGGTGCCGGTGAGGCGGGCGATGTGACGCTCGGTGATGTTATAGGCCATGACTGACCAGGGGAGGCCGAGCCACGAGTTGTAGAAATTTTGCAGGCCGGTGGTGATGAGGTCTCCTTTTTCGAGGAACTCCTTGGCCATGTCTCCGAAGCTGACTTTGGGCGCGTAGAAGCTGGGGATGCGGAAGGAGCGATCGGAGAGCGCGGCGTTGGCGTTGTGATGCACTTCTTGGTAGTGGTCGATCATGCCTGGCTTGTCGTCGTCGGTGATGAGGCATCCGTTCTTCGGGCAGACGTAGCGGGCTGATTCGCGGACGCGATCGATGTTCCACGAGCCATCCGCTCGACGGGCATCGGGCGACCAGATGAGCGAGCGGTAGGTGTCGGAGACGGCGCGGTCTTGCTCAGCTTCGAGGATGCTTTCCATGTCTTCGTCAGCATCGGCGTCCGCGTTTTTTTTGACCTCGAACTCAAAGGGGAAGTAGTGGCCGCAGTGAGGGCACGGCACGTGGAAGTGGGTCTGGGTGCCGCGCTCGTAGATCTTCCACGCGATGTGGTTGGGGGTGTTCGGTGTGAAATCCATCATCTGGAGTTCGAGGCCGCGAAATTCTTTGGTGCGCTCAAAGGCCAGTTTGATGGGGTGCGCCTCGGGGGCTTGCTCGGAGTCGTGGTGTTTCACTTTGGCACCCTCGCAGATGTAGACGATGCCCTGCGTCGAGCCGGAGGTGGAGGTGTCGGAGTTGATGCCCTCGAAGACGATGGGTGCTCCGCTCATCTCCATGTAGAGGGCGCGGAAGCGCGTGCGGTCGAACGGCTTGTGGATGCGGAGGGCGTTGTTTTCCTCGATGAGTGCGCCGAGGCGTTTGTCGGAGATCTCGACGCGCAGCCAGTCTTCGGCATTGCCGAGGATGAGCGTGGGCATCGGTGAGTGCGCGATGCGGTAGGCAATGACGAGGATCATCGAGGTGGTCTTGAGCGTTTGCGAGCCGCCGGTGACGGTGAGTGAGCGGACGCCCGACTGCGGGTGGCCGCATTCGAGGATCGAGCGCATCATGGGGCGGCGGCGAATGCTGAAGGGGCCACTGCTCGCGGGTGCCATCTTTGCAGGCAGCACGAGGTTCTGCTCGCACCATTCGGTGACTTTTGGGGGCGTCGAGAAGGCGAAGTCTTCCCGCAGGTAGGAGGCGATGCGGGAACTCATGCCGCGTTTAGGTGCGGGGTGAGCTGGTCGAGCGCGTCGATGCACTGCTGGATCTGAGGCATGAGGCGGTTCAGTAGATACTCGGTCCCACCTTTGATGGCCTGCTGCTGGTTGGCCGGGTTCACCAGGATGGCCTGCTCGGCTGGCATGTTGGAAAGCATGTTTCGGAGCGGGATCAAAAAGCCCGACCGATAGGCGTGGAACTCATTGGCCGGGATGAGCCGCCGCTG